GGTTTAGGTTTTGCCATTTATCCCTCAACTTCTTCCAACTCTAGTGTTTCCTGCAACCTTGAGCTACGTTTCAGGCTTTCATTCCAGTCACGCTCAGACCGTTTGAACCCTCGAATCCAAGCGTTTTTAAGAGTTGGTATAGTATACGGGCAATTATAAAACGGTATCCTTGCCTTAAACGCTGCATCCCCGCCCCGGATTGCATCGAGTTCCTCGTGAAGGGGCAAACGCTGTGCAGGCGGGACTGGTTTGTGCCGAATTGTTTTCCATTTGCTAGTCATAATGTATACTATACCACAGTCCTTTCGTAATGTCAATAGCTGTCTTGTAGTTCTACTTCATGCCTTAGAATGCTCCCGCGAACGCTCGGCTCGCTGTCTCATCGGATTCTTTCAAGTATGCTCCTGTAGAATTCAGAGATTTGTGGCCCAGATACGTCCGCAATTCCTGAATCCCTATCTTGTTCACTACAGCCATAGCGCATGAATGCTTCAGCGCGTGTGGGTGCAACTTGTGAACAGGTATACCAGCGCGTGTGCCTGCCCTCTGCATCAGTCTATAGACCCCTCCACGGCTCATGGGAAACAGAATCTCCCCGGCCTTCAGAGTACCAAAGAGCGCAGCTAGGCCCTCGGCTTCACTAATCTCTGGGTCTGGATGCACCATGAACGGCTGAGTGGTCTTGTTCGAACCCTTCAACCGTTGCACCGTAACATACCCGTCCCGAATGTTTTCTCTGGTAAGGGTTATTAGCTCGCTCACGCGAAGTCCGTGGAGAAACGCTACCTTAAACATCAAGCGCTGGCGCTCGTTCGGAACTTCTCTCAAAAGCTTTTTAATCTCGTCTTGTGTTAGATGTTTCATGGATAAACCCCATCACCCTTTCAATGTTTCGTCAACCTCGAAAAGCGCTTTAAATACAAGGTCTTGAATTGCATCATCCCATGTATCGGCTACAGCGGAGATAACCTTCCCGCCACTCTTAAACCCAACGCGTCGATAGTTGACGTGATGTTCCGTAAATGCCGTAGTACCAAACTGCTTCTTTGCATACTTAAGAGCCAACTCTTGCTCAGTCATTTTCCATCCTTCCCTGCCCGCGTTAGGTGCATGTCACCCTTCTTGGCTGTCACTATCGCTTGCACATCCGCAAGCGTCTTACCTGCGCGTTCGTCACATACGGCGGGGTGCGCCTTGGTTACCTTGCCGTACTCAATTACCACCCCAACGGGGGCAGCTAGGCCCTCAAACATTACACTGTATACTTGCATGGCCTAGAACTCAAACGTCAACTTGGTGCCAATTGGCAGCAAGGTTACATCCCAATGTGCGATGTCCAAACTAATTGATTCGAATTCGAATTCATTAGTGTCGGCATCGTCAACGATGCTCTCAATGGCCTCATGGAACCAATCCACAAGAGGCTTCCCCGCCAACTTAAGGCTGGGGAAAAAATACCCCAACGATGTGATGGTCTTGCGCACCGCTAATGCAGCTTTCTCACTTTCCCCCGACAGCGTGTTATGTTCCGTAATAACAACGAAATCAGTATCCGCTGCCACTTCCTCCAAAACTCTTGCCAAGTACTCATCATCTGATGTAGTTGTGAAGCTATAGACGTTTTCTGGTAAATACTTTCGTGACATGTTCTCTCCTATTTGTTTGCAACGAATTGCTTAGCAGTTTTTGCACATAAATTGATATATGCGCGATATTCTGCAATCTGCTCTGGAGTGTATGACTCTATCCTTCCCATAGTACGGTAATGCTTTTTCCAGTATTCAATATCCTGAATGTGGCAGCCAATTGCAATTTGAGTATGACTTGCTAAGGTCACAGCGTGACGTGTGCCTTGGATGTACAATGGACTATGCGCCCATACATTACCCTGCACCCGCGCATTACCCTGCACCCGCGCATCGCCAGCTATCTGTGCATCGCCAGCTATCTGTGCATTGCCAGATACCCACACATCTCCTCCGACCTGCGCATCGCCAAACAACCGCGCATCTCCTCCGACCTGCGCATTGCCAAACAACCGCGCATTGTCGAACACCTGCGCATTGCCAAACAACCGCGAATTACCATACACCTGCGCATTGTCAAACATCCGCGAATTACCGGACACCTCCGCATATCCAGACACCCTCGCATTGCCGGACACCCTCGCATTGCCGGACACCTCCGCATATCCAGACACATGCGCATTGCCGGATACCCGCGCATTGTCGGATACCTTTGATGTAGAGCCTAAATAAACTCCCGCCTCAACGCGGGCGTTTTTGTACACCCACCCTTTGCCGTTTTCATGCTGATGCCAGTCTGATTCTACTGACCCATAAACTGTTGTTAAAACTGTTGTTAAAACTGTTTCGGGAACTGTCGGTTTCATTTTTTTCTCCTTCATTTTTTTCTCCTTCATTTTTTTCTCCTTCATTTTTTTCTCCTTCATTTTTTTCTCCAAACTCGGATACCAACCGGTGTCGCGGGCTCTGTATCAATAAATTCTTGGCGAAGGATTACCTTAAACTCATTGCGGTAGGCAAACGTCCGAATGCTAGTCCGTAAATGCGTTACTTTTCGTTTTGCTCATAATCCCTTTCCGATGCTTTGGTACAGTATACCACGGTTCTTTCTGATTGTCAAGTACCACGATCAGCCGGTATACTATACCGGCCTCTATTTAGTTAGTCCGACCATCCTTCGAGTTTGAATGCAGGATAGCCCATTTGTGCATTCCAATCGGTCTTTATCTCATTGATAAACCCTACATCGGCCTCGGTATAGTTGCCCACAATCGCATCGAAGACAGTCAATCCCCTCTCCTTAAGGCCCTCACTTTGCTCCCTCGTCAGTAGATGCTTCTCAGACTCAATGGCAAATTGTCGATAGCGCTTACCGCTCACAGTACGTGATAATTGTAGGCGAGTCTTTGGTGACAAGGACTGCACTACAGACCTGCTTTCTTCGCATCGATGATATACTGCTCAGTTGTGACAATCCAGCGCAGTAGACGCGCCCGCTGTACCTCGTCGTTAGTAACAAACGTCAATCCCCACTGGGCCCTGTAATCGGCCAATTGCTGCCTATAGTACGCCGAACTATACAACCTTGTGTCTCCCATACATCCTCCATTAAATCCAATGCTCGGTTATGGGAATCTCCAGTACCAAAACGGATTCCTGTTCATTCCTCGATTTGATTTCAGTCGCAATAGATTTGGCTGTGTGGAGTCGCACATCTACCAAATCAATTGCAAGACACTTCTCCTCAACCCCTTGCCATGAACCCGTGCCCTCAGTGATGGTATAACCTTTTACATGAGCCTTCAGTATCTCATGTATCGTCTCTCGATTTTTGTCTTCGGTTAGTATCCTGTACATTGTACACCTCTGTGTTCGATCAGGGGAGTTTTCCTCCCCACGTTCCGCATGTTACCTACGTTAACTGTATATTGTACGGTTGTACCGCTTGAGTATACTATACCGGCCTACTTACAGCCAGTAGACGTGTCGCCCATTTCCGCTCCTATTCCATTCGTTGACTAATTCATAAGCTTCTAGTATAGACATGCCGATTGACGCAAAGCTTATGCCCTTGTAATGAAAATGTGACTTTGTGAAAGGTAATGATTCAACGGACCCGCTTTCAATCACTCTGCGATAGAACGTTTTGAACCGCATTATTCCCCCTCTTCTTCCAGTTCGTAGAATGCGTCAAGGTAGCTGCGGCGTGGTGCAAGGGCATTGGCCCAATGCTCTAGGCTAGGATATGTATAGAGCGGGCGCGGCACTCTTGGCGCAAATTCAAGTATCTGCTCAGTCGTAAGGTCACCCTTTATCGCTGAGAGATAGTGCTCCTGATTCTTCCACGAACGGGCAGAATTGTGGTATGTCAATCCCTCTGCAATTTCCTTACCAGAGATAAGACTCTCTGGGTCAAACATATTATGGCCGGTTGTACGGCGGGATACGAAGTTATCGTGGTCAAACTTGCTTGAAAAATCAATACCAGTGAATTGCATATCTGTTCTCTCCTCACTTGCAAATACAGAATAGCACACTGGCGAGCAGTGTCAACAGTTATTTTTAAAAATCTTTCAACTAATTCGAACTATGTGGGGTAGCATCAAAAAAAGCTATCAGTAGCTCCTAGGGCATCCTATGCGGCTTTTTAGGGGCGTTTTATAGGCACATGCTACCAACAAAAATACCCGCCCGATTAGGGGCGGGTATCAAAGGTAGAACAGTAAAGGTTAGACAGTCACTATGGACGAAAGAGTATGTAGAGTCTCGTACGCTTCAGCTTTATCCTCAGTAGACCAGTTCTCAATTGCGGCAGTCAATGCATCATGTACAGGTTTCGGCACAGATACGGGCGAGTTACCTGCACCTCTAAACTTCCTTCCCGGTACATTCTCTACCAACGTCGCAAGCTTGCTTGAAATTTCTGCCATGCTGTTGTGTACGTCATCTTTCAAGCTTTCATCTTTTTTTAGCATATCGGCATTAATGTTTGGCGAAATGGTCTTTTTTACCTCATCCACTACTGCCTGCAAGTCGACATCGTTTGTGATGTTTCTTGCTTTGAACGTTTCCAAGAATTCTTGGATGTTTGTGACTGCAGTCGCGAATAACCTTTTAGGCTTTCCGTCCGAGCTAGGTTCCAGCGCGTCTTTCAAATGGGCTACAAGGTCTAGCAGACCTTGACGCATGACAGCGGTAATCTCATGGGCCACAAAAGCAATGTTTTTCTCCAACTTTGCGGATTCCTCTTCATATTTGCCTGCTATCTTGAGTTCATCAGGAATTGTGAGAGAAAGAAAATCCCAAGAGAATGCAAACTTGCTTCGCACCGTTTCTATATCGGGATAATCCGAAGACCGCCACAATAGTTCGAATGGCACCATGAGCTCCGAAGCTAAAAGACCCATCTTATATTTGGCAGAATCGCAAAGGTCGGGATAAGCTTTGATGAATATTTCTACCAGTTCCGCCCGCGTCTCCCGATAATCGGCCATTTTTGCACGTGCATCTGAGATTAACTCACGAGGAAGCAAAGCCACTCCCAAATCATACGGTACACAAAGGTCATAAAGTACTTGTCTCATTTGACCATCGGCCTTACTAATGGCCTTAAGTTCTTTAGATTCAAATAGATTCTTTTGAATCTTAAGCAACTTTGCAGCGTTAACTGCATTCAAAATTTTAGTTGATACACTCCGAGTATTGCCCATAAGGCGGAAATTCACTCTCAAGAGCACCGTTTTATCAAT